GGGGTAGTGTACTGTCTGAGTTTCTTCTACTCGGCGCACACAGCGCCGGTGGCTCGTATGCGCTATCTAAGTCTAAGACCGACCTATTTCTTAGAGCATTGGAAAGCTACATTGGTGCTATCACCGACGTACTCAACAAGCAGCTTATTGAGCGACTCTGGCAACTCAACGGCCTTTCCTACGATACTATGCCCTACATCGAAGCAGGTGATGTAGCTCCGCATGATCTCCGAGAGATCGCAGCCTTCCTGCGCAACCTTAATGGCGCAGACATCAACGTGTCTGACCACCCCGAAGTTATTCAAGACCTTATGGACATTGCGGAGCTTAGTTATGAACCTGATGCGACTTCCCGGCGAACTGTACCAACGAATGAGCCGTCGAGCTAAAGAGGCCCGAGAGCTTCAGCACCTCAAGAGTATGACTGATCGAGAGCTTGCTGACATCGGACTTACCCGTAACCAAATCTATGAAGCCTTCTTCAAAGGACGTAAGTGATGCCCTACAGCAGTAACGCAGACCTCCCAAAGGCAGTCCGTCAGACTGTACCAGAAGAGAAGCAGGGCAAGTTCCGGCAAGTGTTCAACTCCGTTATGGAGGACACCGGCTCTGAACAACGTGCCTTTCAGGCTGCGTGGTCTGCTGTAGAGAAGGTAAAGACCTCCACTCTGGCTGAGAAAGCCAAGAACTGGAATGCAAAGCATGGAGCTTCTAAGGGCCGCATCTCGGCTAAGACCCTTCGTGCTGTATATGACCGTGGTATCGGTGCTTACAAGACCAACCCCGGCTCTGTGAGGCCTAACGTCACGTCCAAGGAACAATGGGCAATGGCCCGAGTAAACAGCTTCCTAAAGATTGCCGCTGGCCAGAAGTCCGCTACGCATGACAAGGACCTACTGCCGGAGAAGTCTGTGAGCAAAGCTGAGTACCGTGGTAAGAAGGTAACTCTGGACAAGCCCTTCCGTTTGCCTGCTGGGTCCACCAAAAAGTTTGGTGTGTATGTAAAGTCAGGCGACAAGGTGAAGAAGGTTACCTTTGGTAGCCCTACTATGGAAATTCGTCGGGATGACCCTAAAGCTAGGGCCAACTTCCGAGCTAGACACAACTGTGCTGGTAAGACAGATAAGACCACACCGGGATACTGGTCCTGTAAAATGTGGGAACCGGGTGTTTCTGTGAGCGAAATGCTCGCAAAGAACGAGCCCGAAGAAGAACAAGCGAACCTTGAGGGTCAAATCCTAAAGACAGATGACGAGCAACGTCTGGTTTATGGTTGGGCCTCGGTCATCACTGAAGATGGTACACCTCTGGTAGACCGTCAAGGTGATGTTATTGAAGCCGACACTATGGTAAAGGCCGTGAATAAATTCATGGAACATATTCGTGTTGGTAAGATGATGCACAAGGGGGATCAAGTAGGCCAAGTGGTCCACTCGATGCCGCTCACTAATGAGATTGGTGAAGCCTTGGGCGTTTCCAGTAGCCGTGAAGGTTGGATCGTAGCATTGAAGGTATTCGATGATGAGGTCTGGTCTCTGGTAAAATCTGGCCAACTTACGGCCTTTTCTATCGGCGGCAAAGCTAAACGGAAGGAAGTCAATGACTAACATCTTGCTCGACTTGGAGTTGGACGAACTGTCGTTGGTAGACCGTCCAGCAAACCAAGCCGCTACAATCTGTCTTATTAAAAGGGACGAAAGCATGGAAGACATGGAAAAAGGGTACGACTCTTACCTCGATGAGCGTAAGATGTACTACATGGACAAAGGTATGGGTGAAGACGAAGCCATGAAGAAGGCTAAGGAAGAACTCGACAAGATGTCCGCTAAAGAAAAAGAAGAGCTTATGGCTCGTCTTGGTAAGGCTGATGAAGCTGAAGAAACCGAAGTAGATCAGGAAGCCCTGTTTCTGGCTGAGGTTGATGCTCTCAAAGCTGAAGTCTCCCGCCTCTCCAAGGCACTTGAAGACAATGGGTTTGCTGTTACTGAAGAAGAAGTAACCAAAGCCGAAGAACCAGAATACCTCGAAGTCGAAGGCGAGAAGGTAGCTAAGTCGGACATCCCGGCTCCAGTCCTGAAAGCCCTCGAAGAAGCAGCGATTGAAAAGCGTATGGTTGAACTCCGTAAGCAAGCTGACGAAATCCTGCCTAACTTCGATAACGAAATTGCGGCCTCCCTCTTGGCTCATGTAGCTAAAGACGACGCAATCGTAGAGGCCCTCAAGGCTGCTGACGCAGCAATGGGTGCTTCGATGTCTGAGATCGGTGAAGCGTCGGTAGAAGCAGATATGCTTTCTTCCAGCGATAAGCTCGATGCTCTTGTTAAGTCCTACATGGACGAGAACAACCTTGCTAAGAAGGACCATGCTAAGGCATATGCTGCTGTAGCTAAGACCGACGAAGGCAAGGCACTTATCACTAAGCTCTATAAAGGAGAGTAAAGATGGCGACGAATGCAGGCCGCTTTAACAACATTTCTGTAGAGGCAGCAAGTGCTGTCAATCAATTCGAGTTCGTAAAAATGACCTCTACGGGTGCCGCTCAGGCAGGCGACGGTGAACTGGCAATCGGTGTTGCCCTCACCTCCGTTGATCCTTCGGCTACCCCAGCCACCACCAACCTTTCCGTCCAGATTGACGGCATTGCTATGGTGCAGGCTGGTGAAGCAGTAGCTAAAGGTGCATTGGTTGGTTCTGATGCCAATGGCTACGCTACCGATGCTTTTACCACTGGCGACTACCAAGTTGGCGTAGCACTGGACGCAGCTTCGGGTGCGAATGAAATCATTCGTGTTCTGCTCAAGCCAGTAGCCAACCAGTCGGCGTAACTGAGGGAATAGGAGAAAACTAATGCCTTTGCTGACCCCATCGAGTGTGCATATTGATCAGCCGCTCACCAACCTGACGACTGCTTATGCTCAGTCTCAGGAAAACTTCATCGCAGATAAAGTCTTCCCTATTGTAGGTGTAGACAAGCAGTCTGACAAATACTACCAGTACGACCGTGCGAACATGAACCGTACCGGCGACGTTAAGAAGCTGGCACCTCGCACTGAAGTAGAGCGTATCGGTATGACCGTATCTAACGACAGCTACTTTGCTGACGTGTACGGCCTCGGTATGGACTTCGATGAGCAGACCCTCGCTAACGAAGATGCTGCTCTGGACATCCGTTCCGCCGGTGCGCAGACTCTGGCTATGCGTCTGATGATCCACCGTGAGAAGCAGTTCGCTGAGACGTTCTTTGCTGCTGGCGTATGGACGAGCCAAGACCTTCTGTCTGGTCGTACCATCACCGAATGGGATGAGGCTAACTCTACCCCTATTAAGAACATCACCGATGCGTCTCGTACCATCCAGCTCCAGTCTGGCGGCTTCCGTCCGAACACTCTGGTAGTTGGCCGTAAGGTACACGACTCTCTCGTTAGCAACTCTGACATCCTTGCTCGCTTGAACGGTGGTGCTACTGTCACCAATACCGCTCTGGTTACCAAGGCGAAGCTGGCAGAAATCTTTGAAGTAGAAAACTACTACGTCATGGAAGCTGTCCAGAACGACACCACTGAAGGTGCTGCTGAGGTGAATAGCTTTATCGGCGGTCGCCACGCTATGCTTTGCTACACTCCGGGTAATGCTGGTCTTATGACCCCTGCGTCTGGTCTGACTTTCGCATGGAACAGCATTCCGGGTGCTAACAACCTCGGCATCACCGTTGAGTCCTTCTCTGACGACGCACTGAAGCGTCAGCAGATTGCAGAGATGATTCAGGTGAAGATGTCCTACGATATGAAGATGGTTGGCGCTGACTTGGGCTACTTCTTCGAGAACATCGTAGCTGCCGACTAAGGAAGCTAGAGTATGACACCCGACTACTCTCTTCTTCCTTTTCAACTTAGCTGGGTCCAACTCGTTAGACAAGAGTTTAAGGGGTATGGAACCGAATGGAAGCGAGGGGATGTCTTTGACTGGGAACAGCGAGGCATCCCTTGGCGAGACGTTATGTCTTTATTCAATCGGGGCTTTCTCATGCAGGAGGCCCCGACTGAAAACAACCAGAAGAAGGTTGTTGGAGACGGTCTCGATGAACTTGGTCCCGACGAGCTTAAGGTTATCGTAGACAACATTAACGCTAAGGTCAAGCTCAATACGAAGACTGACCGTGAGTATCAGAACAAGAAGTGTAAGGCTTCTACGATCACGAAGAAACAACGTGGTCATATTCGTACATGGCGTAACAGCCCTTGGGCTGATTGGGAGCAAGCATAATGTCAGATTTTACCTACGATCCTGACGATCTTTCTACTTCTACTGCCTCTGGCCGAAGAAACGTAGTTCGTTTCCTCGTAGGTGATACTGACTCCCTTGAGCAACAGGCTACAGATGAAGAAGTTACTTTCGCTCTTTCTCAGTCTTCTGACAGTGTTCACTATGCCGCTGCTTATATTTGTAGAGCTATTGCAGCTAAGTATGCTCGTCGTGTTAATACTGACCTCGATGGTGCTATTAGCGCTGACTACTCTGATATTCACACCCATTATATTTCTCTTGCGGATACCCTTGAGGCTGAGGCAAAGAAGCAATCCGGCCTCGGCGTTAAAGCCGGTGGTATCAGCGAAGCAGCTATCGCTGTGGTAAGACAAGACACAGACCGAGTTACGCCGTCTTTCCGCAGAGATCGTTTCCGCAACCCGCCTAATTATGACGGCTCTTCGGAATACGAGTGAGGGATAGTCTATGTCTTTAAGTCCTAGTGATCTGCTGTTCTTGGTCAAAGACTTTGGCGAACAGCTTACCCTCCGCAAGGTCGCCAAGACAGGTTCCTATGATACCTCTTCTGGCTCTGTGTCTGGGAGTGAGACTAAGGACTATCCTTTTACAGGTTACTTCTATAACCTAGCAGAGGGCGTATTTGACTCTAATCAGACTAGGAAGGGCAGTCGGGCCTGTGTTATTCCCGCCAAAGGTCTTTCGGTCGTCCCAGACGATGAAGACCAGATTAAGGGGTATGACGAGACAGTTAATATAGTTGCTGTTAAGACCATTCGTAGTAAGGGTCAGCCCGTCTGTTACCTTTGTGAGATTAGTGAATAATGGGCATCAAGGTTTCTCCCACTTTGAAGCGTAAGCTCGATGCTATTGACGAGATGGCTGAAGATGCTGTTGAACGCAAGATGGTAGCAGTGGCTACAACTACGGTGTTGGCTTCTCCTGTAGACACAGGCGCTTTTGTAAACTCTTGGAGCTTCAAGGATAACCTTGGTGGCGGTAGGAGAAAGTCCTCTGCGAACAAGCCCACGGGTCAAAATCCCGGTTCTGAACGAGGCAAGGCGCTCAACAACTTGGTAAACGACATCAGGTCAACGGTCGAGGCGACCAGCCCCGGCGGAGCAGAGCGAGAGGGTATTAGCCTTCAAGTAGATAACTACTACTTTATCAATCGTGCGCCCCATGCTAAGTCCGTTGAGACTAAGTATCAAATTATTGACAAAGTTGTGAGGCAGCATGGCTAGTATCTATAGAGACATCCGAGCAGCCCTAGAGACTAAACTAAAAGCTGTGTCCGGTCTTCCAGCTATTTCTTACGAGAACTTTAGCTATGAGAGGAAGCCCGGAACTTCTTATGTAGAGACATTCTTTGTCCCCCGCTCTCGCAGGCCTGCTGTACGAGGGCTAAGTCCGCAACAGAGGTATGATGGCATATTTACCGTGGTTTGTTATGCCCCAGAAAACACTGGCCCCGGGGCTGCTGACGAATTGGCCGACAAGGTTTTAGAGGCCTTTGAGGCAACTACAGATGCTTCTTTCATCAACAGTGATGGTGAGAACATAATCGTGTCTATCGACTATGCCGAACGAGAAAGTGGCGGATTAGACACTCCATTTTATTTTGTGCCGGTAAACATCGGTTTCTATATCTATAACTAAGGAGGAAGCAGATGGCTTTCGCACAAGGTTCTCGTTCTCGTTTGGCTTTCGGTGTTGAAAGCACTTTCGGCACGGCGGCTAGCTCTTATACTAATCTCCCATACAACACTCACTCGTTGAACCTGTCAAAGGAGCGAGTAGCTGGCAATGAAATCCAGCCTGACCGCATGCCACGGGTTGACCGTCACGGCAACCGCTCTGTAGCTGGCGACATCACTGTTGATCTGCGAGACACTGCATACGACGACCTGATTGAGTCGGCCATGCTGTCCACGTTCAGCACCGGCGTCATCAAAGTAGGCACCACCCCTAAGTTTCTGACTCTTGAAGACTACGCCGCTGACATCGACCAAGCACGTCTGTTTACTGGCTGTGCAGTATCGACTATGGGCATCTCGATGGCCCCTAACCAGATGGTGACTGCCACCTTCGGTATGGTCGGTAAGGATATGACTATCTCTGCTACAGAGAAGACTGTATCTGCTGCTGGTGTTGGCGAGCCGTTTGACGCCTACTCCGG